CTTCCAAACATGACTTTTTGCAATAACGGAAAAGTAATGTCAATAAACCAAGAGCGTTCCTAGGACAAGAACGCTACCCATCTAACCCTGTAACCCCGGATGTCATCCCGGAGCTGAAAGCCGTTTCTCTGGCCTTTCAGTAGAATTAGGGCGCCTGTAGCTGAGTCCCCGCCCCAACGACACGTTGGTACGGTACCTGCTATGGGTATTACACACCGAATGCGCAATTGTCCAGCACGCGCACGAAGAGTGTAATCGTCTCTGTTCCCGCTATGAAGAACAGAGTCCCCGTAGTACACGGGGCCCGCACAAATCCTAACTTGTCGGGGGAGTAATCCCTTAATGAAGTTAAGAATAGGCTTGAAACACCCGGGATGTTTTCCGGATAACCTTACCACTAAGTTGTGCACGACCATCCAGTCAGTCGGTCCTTGCGGATCTTTCTTGAACTGAATTGGTCGAACATCAGCACCCTTGAAGTAGTCTCCACCACAGGATTCCCGGAAGGGACCTGTAGCGAAGCTCTTTTTTGGGTTCGGCGTCATGCCGAAAAAGCGGAGTGCTGCGCAAACATCCTCAAAGCATTCAGACGGCAATAGAATATCATCGCCGTAAACAGAGATGCTAGAGGTGTCGACGCGTTTGAGCTTTGCGATTGTACTGGTAATCGCGTAAAAGATAAGCGTCTCCAACTCGAAGGTAAAGGCATTGCCCATTGAGGAAAATTTCTCAAGGACGTGCCACTTCCTCCGAAAAAGAGTGCGTGGTGAACGGCCTAAACTTAAGGCACTGAACCAATCTTCCGGCATGAGTAAACACACCAGCTCATAGCAGATTAAATCAGACGCATTAGACAAATCGATGGTAGCAGTTTTACCATCCCGGCTTGCTTGTTGAGCGAGGACTCTATGTTTCGTTTGAGCCTCGAGGTACGGCGACGTGTCGTCGTTAGTACCCATCTCATCGAAGGTTTCATTCTTCGGAACAAGTAGCAGGCCTAACTTACGTTGCAATCGTTGCCGTATAGCCGCGCCGATACCTTTTTGAAAGTACAGGTTGAGCGTGGGTTCGACTGCAATACCCCGGTCCTTCTTACTGTCCTTAGGGACAGTACCGAACCGGTTCCCTCTTACGAGGGTGTAGTTAGTTTTCAGACAAGGACCCGACTCGAAAAGGATACTGTGGTGGATTCTAAACCACATCGTCTCTTCGAGTTTGGTAAAAATAACCAAGTCTGGATTTGTCATTTCGGGTAAAGCCGATAGCTTGCTAGGTAGCAAGCTACCAAACTTCCCTTTATGGGAATAGGTCGAGCCTCCAGTGATCGACATTCCGGATGTGATATCAGACCGTTGGATAGGTCCGAGTATATGCTTGATCGTTTTACGGATCTCGCGGATCACATCGAGAATGGGATCGGAGCGGTCGTCGTCATGTAAAGGATAGTCAAGAACCATCCGATAGTGACTAAGTCGCTCATTTGTCTTCTTATTTTGGATTTCACAATCCAAGAAAGTTTCTTCAGCAGCTAGACGAGTATTAATACCAGTCGGGAGCCCAGGCATCTTCCTCAAGAGGTCGACAGCCTGAGCATCTGCAAAATACGCTTCAGAAGTGGAGTAATCGCCCGGGACAACTGACATTTCTGTCAGCTCCCGCCAACGGTTTGCCTCAATGTGCGATGCGCACTCGAGGGCCTTTGGCGATCCCAATGTACGGAGTATGTCCAATACGACTTTACGCATGTCTTGCGATAAAGTTACAGTCATCTGCAGGTCCTTTCGGTTTAAGGTGGGAGTCTTACGACTCGTTTACACCCGTGGCCATGATGGCCTGCACGACGGCGCTCGCAACGAGCTGACCGAACCAGTGAGCAGATTCAACGTGGGCAACTTCGCCCGCGCGATCATCATGCGTCGCGGTAAAACTGTAACGGTCCACATAGACAGCGGCCTGAGCCGTGGATGCGTCAGCCGTGGCTGTGAAGATCGGGTAGGAAAGTTTACCCTCGATGATCTTCCCGAAGCCGTTCTGGCTGGTTTTTGTCGTGATGGTAACGATTGGGCGGTTAGCCACAATGTCACTGGTATTCACACGCCATGTGGCAGGCATGCGTTCACCAGAAGAGCCAGACACTTTAGAAAAAACAGCGTCTTGGTTACCAGTCGTTTTGAACGGAATATTGTTCATTTTTCAAAGCTCCAAAAGTTTGAATTAGACCCGAGGACATCCTAGGGCCGAGTCCGCTACCCGAATTGGGTATCGAACGTTCCGGTCTGCCTCTTACCTAGCGTCGCTAGGTTAAGGGTGGCTTCGCGGTTTAGTCGTTGAAAAAGCAAACTTCCCATAGCTACAACTTGGGAGGCAGACAAGTCGCACTTTAAGTGCGTGGGGAATGCGGGTCCCAAAAGGGAATCCGAACGGTGCCATTTGCAGGCATCCACACCCCAAAGTCGGATTGCTTCACCATCTCGATAGAAAGACGTCCCAACACCCGAGATAAACTTCGTGGTGTACGGGGCTTCGAGCCGCAGCCCAACAAAGTCAGTCCAGCTGGCCATCCATTGCTGGATAGGCCAGAACCAGTTTAAGACAAAGCTGAGCGGGTATCTATCGAAAAGTACGACTGCTGGGTTGACGAGGCCCAGCTGTCCAGCCGCAAACAAGTTCGGGTTTTCTACAGACAATACCACGCTCCTTTTCATGG